AGTAGAAGCCGGTGCTCCTATGTCAGCTGAAGTTCTGAGTTGGGTAATTATGTATGCTTTGAATAAGAATATAAATTTAGCTTTTCAGGTAAATGGCGGGTGGAATAAAATAGGAAACCAAACGTTTTTACAAACAGAGATTAAAATTGCCTAACTTTCGCATACGATTTAATCAATCAAGAGGTCGACCAAATCGCGGTACTATCGATCATGTCTGGAGAGTATTCGAAGAAGACAAAGAGTATCTATGCAAAAATATCATCATTAACGTATCAAGTCATGGAGCTAAAACCGGTGAGGATTGGAGTATCTGCTGCGAAGGTACTATGAGCATATGTAGAGACACCTCTACAATTACTATTAACTAAAATATTATTGGTGAAATGATGAACTTAGAATTTTCAGAAATAAAGCTTTACAATCCAGGAGTTCTTAAAACAAAGATTCCTGCTTCTATTTTTGCTGATTTGACACGCGACTTACAAAAGCAAGTTGATAATAAGCCGGAAAAATACAATACTCGTTTAGCTGGACAATTAGAAACAGAACTTGAGTACTTTATTAATGGCCAGTTTAGAAATTGTTTAGAACAAACTTTTTTTGAATATAGAAGAAAATTTAATTTCCATGAAGATAAAGATTATATTATTGATTCGAATGCATGGGTGAATTTTCAAAAGAAACATGAATATAATCCAATACACTTTCACCATAAGGATATTTCATGGGTGATATGGATTGCAATTCCTTATGATTTAGAAGAGGAATTAAATATGCCAAATGTAAGAGAGTCAAACTATAAAGTTGCATCGAAGTTTCAATTCATTTATAACTCATTCGATGGCGGAATCAGTACGACTCAACTAGATATTGATAAGACGTGGGAAGGTTCTCTTATTATGTTTCCAAATTATCTCAAACATCAGGTATATCCATTTCAAACTTCAGATGAACATCGCATTTCTATTTCTGGTAATATAGAGATTAAAAAGTAACTTTTAAACCAAGTCTATCTTTAATCCCACTTCGTTCCGTGTCGAGAACTGTACTTTGTTTCAGGATCGTATACAGCGAAATCTTCATAGCGAGGATCTCCCGGTTCCGCTCGCTTGCCGATACTATACTCGCCGATATGATTGACGATGTTATGGCCTTCTTCTGTCTTCAACTTACATGTCTGCATACCAAGTTGTTGCAATGACTTTGCTACGACATACTCGCTCAAGTTCTTCTCGCCTACTGATTCGGCATGAGGAAGATCTACGATTGATCGAGAAAATATACTTGACAAACTCCAGAAATATGCTTCTGAAAGTTCGCCTCGATATTTCCCGAGTGTAATGTCTGTTTCATAAGCCTGTGTTTCTTCTTCAAAGTCATACCATTTTTGGCGTGTCAAACATACCTGAGAAATATTCTTATGATCGTCAAGAATCTGAATCATATCGAGCAGTTTAATCGGATGATTGAATGTGACGTCATCCTCTGACAGATACACATAATCATAATCTCGCTCTCTCAGGATTTCGAAGGTTCGATTCCATATGTATGGCAAACCCATATTTTGTTGGTGCAAGAAGATCTCAGTAAAGCCAAAATTCTTGGCTAATTGAAACATTGTACCGTCATGACGACCTTTTGGCATATCATCGAAAAAGATGCCTTCGACTTCACATCCTTCAAAATCTAACATGTCACGCTGAGATTTTAATGTAGGAATCAAATACTCAAGTCGATTCGTCGACCATATCACTTTACAAACTTTCATCGCACTTGCTCCGTATCAAAGAAGAACGTCTGAAATAAACGTCCATCATATAAATCTTTACCAAAATAATCGAGACTCGCATGAAAGAGATCTCCGCTATAGAGAATCAATCGATTGTATTTGTTACCTACGATATCGACTTTATCCCACTTGGTGTAGTCATATGATTCGTGCTTGTTCGTTGGAGCTCGGTATTCTCCAGTTTCTTTATGCCGAAACATTCCTGTGCCAGCAGTGTGCGGTGCATCTGGTGACAAGTAACATACGCCAGCCCACGTACTCGTATGATCGCAATGAATCCACGTTCTATCTAAAGCGGTAGCGTATTGAAAAGCTCCAGTATAACCCGAATCTTCGTGCCAATTGGTAATCTTTCCAATTGGATTCATCCAATGCTGAATGCAGTCCTTGACATCTTGTGTCATGAACGAAGGTGTTCGTTTTCCTGGATAGTTGCCTGTGACGCTAAAGTCTTGTGTAAGAGCAAAGGCTCTGACCGCGTCGGGATTGGTATAAAAGTTATCAATAATCATTAAGTCTAAATTCATAATATTTCAAGTCTCCATGCTGTACTCGTTGTATTTATACGGCTTATAAATAGCCAGACACATAAATATAATAATAAAGAGGTATTCGATGGCCACTCCTACTACAAAAGCAACATTTAAAGAGTATTGCCTTCGTAAGCTCGGCAAACCAGTAATTGAGATCAATGTCGACGAAGATCAGGTAGATGATCGTGTGGACGAAGCTTTACGTTACTGGTATGACTATCACTTTGATGGTTCAGAAAGAATATACTACAAGCATGCTATTACGTCGACAGACGTGGCCAACAAGTATATCACTCTTCCAGAAAATATCATTGGCGCAGTCAGCATCTTCTCGATGGGTGATCCTTCGATTCGTTCTGACGACCTTTTTAATATTCGCTATCAGATTGCGCTGAACGACCTCTACACTCTAACTAACGTGTCGCTTGTTCCATACTATATGGTGATGGAACATCTTGCTCTGATGAACGAGCTTCTTGTCGGTAAACAGCCTATTCGTTATTCTCGTCACAAAGATCGACTGCACGTTGATATGGATTGGAATACAGTTGCTGTCGGCGAATTCTTACTCGTCGAAGCTTATGAAGTAGTCGATCCAGAAACATGGACAGATGCTTATAACGATCGTTGGCTTCAGAACTATGCTACGACTCTGATCAAAGAACAGTGGGGTTCCAACCTTACAAAGTTTACAGGCATGACTTTACCTGGAGGAGTTCAATTTAACGGCGAGAAAATCTACGACGATGCCGTAGCCGAAAGAAGAAAGCTCGAAGACGAGATGATTTCTTCTTATTCTCTGCCGGTTCTCGATATGATTGGATAATACATGTCGACCAACTTCTATTTCAACAACTTTAGTAATAGCCAAGAGCAGGTCTTAATTGAAGATCTGGTTCTTGAGTCTATTCAAATTTATGGGCATGATGTATTCTACTGTCCTCGTACGCTAGTTGCAAAAGATGATGTATACGAGGAAGATTCATTATCACAGTACAACGGTTCTTACTTAATTGACATGTATATTCGCAGCTATGAGAGCTACGAAGGCGACGGTCAGTTTTTATCGAAATTTGGTCTTGAAATCAGAGATCAGGTAACGTTTACAGTTTCTGTTCGTAACTTTATGGACGAGATCGGAAATGTTGAGATGATTGATCGTCCTCAAGAAGGTGATCTTATCTATCTTCCGATGGCCGACCGTCTGATGTATGTCAAGTATGTCAATAAGACTCCTGTCTTTTATCAGATGGGATCGATTCAGATGTATGATCTTGTCTGTGAAATGTTCGAATATAGTGGTGAGCAACTGAATACTGGAATTGCTGCCATCGATAACATCGAAAGAGATCTCAGCCTTAGCCTTGATCTGTACAATATTACAACGTCAGATGGCATGATTCTTATCACTCAAGATGGAACTCCTATCATTCAAAGTGGTTATAGTTTCGAAACACAAGCTGGTGATCCATTCGAAGACAATACCGAGTTCGAGCTCGAAGGAGATGCAATCCTCGACTGGACTCAAATAGATCCTTTTAGTGAAGGTAACGTATAATGTTTGGAAGAACATGGAATCATGATAGCTTAAGAAAATATATCATCGTATTTGGTACGGTGTTCAATGACATCTATATCAATCGTCTGAGCGCAACTGATGAAGTGCTTCAGACTTTAAAAGTTCCTCTGACATATGGCCCAAAAGATAAAGTTCTTGCAAGACTCGAACAAAATCCAGAAATGTTAAATCAAGTTGGTATTGTTTTACCTCGTATCTCATTCGAGATGACTTCTTTAGAATATGATCCTACTCGTAAACTGAATACTCTCAACAAGCTGACGAAACAATCTGCTAATGCAGGCACAGACGACGAAGTCAAATATCAGTATCAACCTGTTCCATATGACATGCAATTCGAGATGAATATCTTGGTCAAGAACGCCGAAGATGGCACTCGTATCGTAGAGCAAATCGTTCCGTACTTTACTCCTGATTTTACAGTGAGTGTCAATCTTGTTCCTGAAGTCGATGGCCCACGAGACATTCCTATCATTCTAAATAGTATCACTTCTCAAGATGAGTATGAAGGTAGCTTTGAACAAAGAAGAGCACTGATCTGGACTCTTAGTTTTACGATGAAAGGTTACTTGTATGGACCAACGAAGAAATCAAAATTAATCAAACTCGCAGAAACAACATTCAGGCTTCCTGAAGATGTCGAGACAGGAAACACTGATAATACCGCCAACACGATAGTCGTGGCTTCGAGACCTGGACTTACTGCGAACGGACAACCTACTACCAACACCGCTCTAAGTATTTCATACGAAGATATTAAGAGCACTGATAACTATAGCATTATCAATACAATTACTGAGAATATCTAATGAGCAATGAACTTGATAAATTTTTAAACATCGCCTCTGGCGATAACTTACCAACTGTGATCGAAAAGAAGATGAGCACTCAAGTCTCGGCAGACTTTGAATATGCTCGCGAGAACATGATGGAAGTCATCAATAAAGGCCAAGAAGCACTCTTTGATTTGATGGATGTGGCCAAACAGAGCCAGCATCCAAGAGCGTATGAAGTTTTGGCTACCATGATGAGCACGATGGTTGGAGCCAGCAAGGACTTACTTGATCTTCAGGCGAAAAAGAAGAAGATCATGGAAGACGATCCTTCAGCTTCTCCTCAGCAAGTCACAAACAACCTCTTTGTCGGATCAACTGCAGAATTACAGAAATATCTGAAGCAGCACAAAGATGGCGAGTGAAAACTATCTCGGGAATCCGAGGCTCAAGCGAGCAGACACAAAGGTCGAGTATACTCCCGAG